CAGGAGCCGCAGGAAAAAGCGCTACAGGCAATTGCAGCTGAACTCAAAGAATTAATAAACAAAATTTAGAAAAGGAGGAAAGATTTATTATGAATGAAATTGAAGAATTAAACAAGTTAGTTAAGGAACTTCGCGAAAAGGTGGAAGAAAAGGGCCGTAGCGAAGCTGAAATGAAGGAGTTACAGGAAAAGCTTAACTCTCGTATCGATGAACTCGAAGCACGTATCATGCGGCCGCAGCTTGGAGAAACTGTTAATACACAGCCNGAAACAACCAAGGCATTTGTACATTTTATCCGCGAAGGGAAAGCTGGCCTAACACCTGAGGAACGCAAAGCATTGATCGAGAATCAAAATGGCCAGATACTTGTACCAGAAGAGGTAGAAGCTGAACTGTACAGGCAGTTGCCTATGTTTACAGTTATGCGGCAGCTTGCGACAGTAAAGCAAACGCGCAGTAATCGTGTAAGAAGAAGAAGCATTAATGAAGCTGTAGTAAATTGGGGTAAACTGGAAACAAGCACAGGCAGTACCATACCGCAGGATAACTTCTCAGCAGGTGAAACTTACATTTATATCGAGGCTCTATACGGTCTAGCTCTCATTGGCGAGGATGAACTCATGGACAGTGATTTGAACTTACAAAGCTTCATAATTGATAGCTTCGCACGTGCAATTGCTGAAAAAGAGAAGAAGGTTTTATCGTTGGTCGAGGGCATACATTTGGAGAACCGGAAGGTGTAATACCTAACATCACAAGTATTGAAACAGCAACAGCTAGTGTATTAGCTGCTGACGATTTACTTAAACTTATTTATGCAGTACCAGCACAATATCGCATAAATGGAACCTTATTAGTAAATAGCCAAACAGAATATGCAATGCGGATAATGAAAGATGCAGTACATGGTCAGTATTTGTGGCAACCAGCGCTTGCAGGTGGAACACCAGCAACATTTGCAGGATATCCTATAAAAAATTGTGAATTTATACCAAATATTGCTGACAACAATATAGTAGCTGTGTTTGGTGATTTTCGCAGTGGATACACAATCTACGATAGGCTTGGAGCTACTCTACAGCGCTTAGATGAACTTTATAGTGCACAAGGTATGGTAGGATTTAAGATTCATTCACGTGTAGGCGGCGCAGTTGTACGTGCTGATGCACTGCGTGGTTTAAAGATTAAAGCTGCTGCTGCTGGCGGTGGCAGTTAGATATGCAGATAAGAGCTAAAGTAGGAATAATTAGTGCATTTGGTATATACAACGCAGGCGATATAGTGGAATTACCAGATGATATAGCATATGCATGGATAAAAGATGGATTAGCCGAAAAGGTATCTTCTGTACCGCGGCCAAAGGAGCGCAAAGATGCTAAGAAGGATACAGGATCCGCAAACTGAACCTGTATCTGTAGAAGAGCTGGCCGCATATCTTAGGCTAGATCCGGAAGCGCAGGGTGAGGAGCAAGCACTCCTTGCCCTGCTTCTCACCGCAGCTAGGGAATTTGTTGAGGAATACACATGCAGGAGCTTAATCACACAGAAGTGGCAATACTACGTACAAAATGCATATGGTGTGCATTTAAGAGATCTACCTAGACCACCTGTGCAAACAGTAGAAGAGAGAACAGCAGATTACATAGTATATACTGCTGGATATGGAGATGTACCTGAAAGTGTGCCTGCACCTATACGGAATGCAATTATGCAATATGCAGCATTTTTGTACGAAAATCGTGGCGATCTGAACGCAGAACCACCACAGGCAGTGCTTCAGCTACTTAGGCCATATATTGTGAGGAAGTTATGAAGAAAACAAGTATTGGCCAAATGAAACATTTGATAACTATTCTTAAGCAAGAACGTATAAGTGATGGCCAAGGTGGCTATATGGAAACGTGGCAGAATGCAGGTACAGTGTGGGCTAGTATTGAACCAGTTAGTGGTAGGGAATATTACGAAGCGATGCAGTTAACAAATGATATTACACACAAGGTACGCATGCGATATGTAAATATTTCGCCACATAATAGGATAAAGTATAACAATAGGATATTTGAAATAATAGCTGTAATAGATATAAATATGGAACATAAGGAACTTGAGGTGTTATGCCGTGAGCAAGCTTAAGGTGAAAGTTCAGAACATAGATAAGGTAATAAAAAATATGGACAAATATAATGATGAAATACAAGATAAAATAAAGCAGGTGCTTGCTGATGGTGGAATGAAAATACAAACAGAAGCACAGAGCCGCGCGCCAGTAAGAACCGGAACCTTGCGTGCTAGCATAGAATATAAACCAGAAGGAATGCAGGTACAAGTTGTGGCCACTGCGGATTATGCTGCATTCGTGGAGTTTGGCACACGAAATCAAGAAGCGCAGCCATTTTTAACCCCGGCATTTGAACTTGTAGCGCCGCGGATTGAACGCGACATACAAGAGGCGTTGAAAGATGCTGAATGAGCTACAACAAGCAATATTTGAAAAAATACAAACTCTAGGCTATAAAGTATACGATGCAGTGCCGGAACATACAGAGTACCCATATGTGGTAGTTGGTGATGATTTCGCGATGGATTGGAGCACCAAAACCTTTCCTGGTTGGAATGTGCTTGTAACAATACATATATGGAGTAATTATTCAGGGTGGAAGGAAACGAAACGCATAATGGAAGATATAGAACAAATACTGTGTATTCAGGAATTTACGTTAGAAAATCACGCAGTTGCAGTATTAATACCTGAAAGCATGCAGGTGCTACGCGACCCGAGTGGCTTGCGGCATGGTATTTTACGTTTAAGAGTAAAAATATTATAAAAACTGAAAAGGAGGAGATATTATGGCAACAGAAGTAATAAAAGGTATAAACTTCCTGCTATATGTGGGTGATCAACCAGTGGCAGGGCAAAGAAATGCTAATTTAAATGTTAGCGCCGACAACATAGATGTCACAAATAAGCTTGGTGATGGCTGGGCAGAAAACATAGCTTCGTTTAGAAGCTGGAGCATTGATGCTGATGGCCTTGTAGTGCCTTCAGATGAAGCGTATGAGGCCCTGGAGAGTGCAGCCATGAACGGAACTCAGGTAACAGTAAAGCTTAGCACTGGTACAAACGGGCGCACTTATACAGGCACGGGGTATATCACNGATTGGAGTATCGGAATGCCCTACGATGATGCNACNACNTATNCTTGNACTATTACAGGTACAGGACCATTAACAAGAACTGGAACGGGAGCATAAAGTATGACGTTTGAAGCNAACGGNCANATNTACGAANTNAANTANAATATNCGNGCCCTTCGNNCNATTGAAGATGTGTTTCAGTGTCCACTACCAGAATGACAGGCGCGCTTTGAAAAGGGCATCGGTATCAACGATTTAGTGAAGTTTTTCCAGATTGGCTTAATGCATTCTAATCCCAGCATTACAGTGGAACAGGTGGACACCATTATAGACAACATCGGAATAGAAAGGGCCGCGGAATTATTTGCCGCCGCGTTTCAGGAAGCATTTCAAAAAAAAGCATAGCTGAAGGTGATGATGTGCNGNGTATAGANTGGGAGGAACTANTGACGCAGTGCGTGCGTGCAGGCCTAGGCCTTGAACAGGTTTTGAACTATACCCCGCACGAACTTGAAATTGTAATGAATGGTATTGTCCAGCGCAAGCAAGATGAACTTTACATTAAAGCCTGGGAAATAGCGAACATTATCAATTACACTGGCCGAACNAAGAAATTAATAAAACCAGAGGATCTGGTGCGTGTTAAACAAGAAANAACAAANCAACAGTTAGATATACNGGCCGAATGGGAACGCATATTAAATACAATGGAGGTNCANTAAGTGGCAGATGCAGGAGAACTAGTAGTACGTGTTAGCGCTGATACAAAAGATTTTGAAAGCGCACTTAAAAGCGCACAAAAAACCATAGATAAAATTGGTTCTTCCTTTCAGAAAGTAGGTTCACAGTTAACAAAAGGCCTAACTGTACCAATAGCGGCCGCTGGCACCGCCATTATGGGTGTATGGCAGAATATAGATTCTGCCGAGGATAACATAATAGCCAAAACAGGCGCAGTTGGAGATGCAGCAAAGGAATTAAAAGGTACATTTAAGAATGTGTTTGGTAGCATGCCAACAGATGCACAAACCGCAAGTGATGCTGTAGCTGAACTTAATACGCAATTTGGCCTGATGGGGAAACAGCTAGAAGATGCAAGCAAATATTTGATAATGTTCAGTTCCATCACAGGTGCGAATGTAACTGAAGCAGCACAGCAAGCAGAAAAAGCAATGCGCATGTTTGGCATTTCAGCTGAATACCTTCCAGATGTGCTTGATGCTGTGGCAGCGGCTGGACAAAGAACNGGCGTTTCCACTAACGAATTAATGCAGGCTGTAATTAACCTTGCACCACAACTTAAGAAATTGGGGTTCAACCTTGCTAGTTCAATACAATTTATTAGCGAAACAGAAAAAGCGGGTATAGATGCAAGCAAAGCAGTAACTTATTTAGGCCGCGCGCTTGCAACTGGTGCTAAAAAGGGTAAAAGCACAAGTGCGATGTTAGATGAAATGGCTAAGAAATTCGCTGCTGCCAAAACAGAAACCCAGCAAACCGCGCTAGCGATGGAATATTTCGGGGCCAAGGGTGCATATACACTTATTGCAGCGGTTCAACAAGGGCAGATTAGTTTCACGGATCTTGCGGCCGCTGTTAAGAAGGCGCAGGACCCGCTTGCAGGCCTCGCTGATACCACCGGCACGGTTGCACAAACCTATGAAGAAACACTGGATCCGATTGATAAATTTAAAGCTAAGATGAATGATTTAGCACTTAAAATTGCCCCATTAGGTGTGACGCTTCAAGAAACCATTGAACCAGCGCTAACAAATATCATAGATGCTATAGGAAAGCTTTTAGATTGGCTAAACAAGCTTGACCCGGCGACAAAAAACATGATAGTACAAGTGGGCATAATATTAGCCGTGCTGGGGCCTGTGCTTAATATTGTGGGTAGCATTATAAAAGGTATAGCCGTGGCAATAGGTTGGATAGGAAAGATAGTGGGCGCATTAAAAAGCTTATTGGGCGCTATATCTAGCGTAGTAAGTGCAGTTGCTGGAGTAATAGGTTGGCCTGCGCTTATAGCGGCGGCTGTAGCGGCTGGTGTGGTAGTGGTGGTTAAATACTGGGACCAGATATCCGCATTTATTAAAACGGCCTATAAGTGGATTGTTGACACATTTACGAAACTATGGAATACGATTAAGGGGCCGCTTCAGAACCTATGGAGCTACGCTCAGAGCTGGTTGCAACCCGTATTTGATGTATTTGTGAATGTTTTCACGGCTATTAAAAACGCGGTGGCAAGCATCTGGAATAACCTAATAGGTATTCTAAAAACGCCGCTGAACTGGATAATTGGTGCAGTAAACACCGTAATTAGCGGCCTGAATAAAATACATTTCAGCATTCCTGAGTGGGTACCAGGCCTTGGCGGGAAAAGCTTTGGTATAAATATTCCAACTATACCACAACTTGCATCAGGTGGTATTGTAACGAAACCTACAATGGCATTAATAGGTGAAGCAGGGCCTGAAGCAGTAGTGCCATTAAATGGACAAGGTATTGGTGGGTATATTATTATTAAGCAGATGATAGTAAGAGAAGAAGCTGACATAGATAAAATTTCTCAACAGCTTGCAAGTAAAGTAATGCAAGCCCAGAAATACCGGGGGGCGAGGTAGTGGATTTTACCTTTAACGGGACGTCGGCCTATACCTACGGTGTTAATGTTACAGATATTCGCATCTTTTCACCTGAAGTGCGTGATGAATACGAATACATACCCGGCAAAGATGGAAGTTACATTTTCAATGCGGCTTACGGCGACCGGCGCGTAGAAGTGGATTGTTATATCGCACGAAGCACGGTAGAAGAAACGCTGGCGAAGGAACGCGAAATAACAGGCTGGCTACTTCGGCCGCAACAACGCGCACAGTTGCGGTTTACTACGGATGAAACGGTGTATTTTATGGCAAAAGTTGATGAACAGATTGAATTTTCACACCAGCTAAATGTTAGCTTTTTCACTATTAGCTTTAACTGTGAACCTTTTATTTATTCGGTTCAAGAGTACACAAAAAGCGTACAAATAGCATCTGGTGGCACGATGTATGTGCAAGTTGAAGGAACGGCCTATACATACCCCGTGATTGAAATATCACCTGTATCCGCAAATATAACTGGCGGACAGTTACAGGTGCGTGGCATTAAGTTAAATGTAAATCTTCCTATAAACGCTGGAGAAAAACTTATTTTAGACACAGCCAAGTTGACAGCCACAAAGGGCGGGGCAAATGTGCTTGCAAACATATCAGGTACTTTTATGCCGCTTTGGGCCGGTATTAATAGCGTTTACTGGCTAGCGGATAATGGTGCGGCCGCTAATGTAACCTTTAAGTACCACGCGAGGTGGCTGTAATGGAAATGCCTAAGCTTTATAGTTATTTTGAAACACTAGAAGCGTATTTAGAAAACGCGGCGAATGTAACCCATGAACAGGAATTACAAGGCGTATCAACCTTAGAATTTGACCTACCTTTAACAGATCCGAAGGCCGCGGATGTAGTAGTTGACAAGGAAATCGTATGGGGTGG